GCTGCGGCCGCCCCAGCCCTGGCGCTGCGCCCATTCACGCACGGAATGCTCGAGGCCGACGACATGCCAGACGCAGGAGCCGGCTGCGCTCTCGAAGCCACCCAGCGCCATCATGGCATGCGCGACCTGCTCGCGTGCGGCGACCTGGCGATCCGTGAGGGAGTCGCCAGAACCGCCAGCGATGCGCATCAGTGGCATGGCGCGCAGCTGGTCGAACGCCGCAACGCGGAACTGCCGGCGGAACACGGCGCCCGCATCGTGCATCTCCTGCGTGATGGTGCCGTTGGCCAGCATCTGCCCGAGGGTATCGACGGTGCGGCGATGCACGACGGGCAAGCCCGTTTCGGGATCCTCCTCCCGCACGGGCTCGCCGACCGGCCCGTGCTGCAGGCGCCACTTTGAGGGCATCGACAGGTTCTCGGCCTTCGGCTTCGTGGTCTTGGTCCTGCGCTTACCTGCCATGGTGGTTCTCCCCGTTGCGGCGCCCCCAGCGCCGATTGGCCTCGTTGGTGATGGCCTGGCGCAGCCAGGCGTCCGTGATGTCGGCGACCGCTAGCGCCGCAACGCCGTGCCGATGCCAGGCGGCAGCGCGCATGGCGTTGACCTCGCTGTCGGTGGTCGGGCTGCGCGTGCCGCGGTCGAGACAGGAGCGGGGCGGCAGTGGTGCGCCGTGCAGGCTCATGCCCGGGCTCCCGTGGGATCGGTGGCCCAGAGCAGAAGGGCGAGGGCATCCGCCTCATTGTCATCGGCTGGTGCGAAGCCGCGGGCTTGGATGGCGGCGACCATCTTCGCCTTGTCGGCGTTGCCCTTGCCGGTGGCGTAGCGCTTGATAGTGCCGACCGGAACGCCCTCGTAGGGAACCTCGTACTCCTCGCACCAGGCAGTCAGCACGCCGAGGAAACCGCCGTAAATGTGCGCCGCATCGGTGCCTGCATGCGCACGGACTTCCTCGAACACGATCCGCGCCACACCGCCGGACAGGGCGGCGACCTCAGCCAGCCATCCGCGGAAGCGCAGGAAGCGCATCCCGCCGCCCTCGAAGCGGCTCGGCCGGAAGGTGATGGTGCCGGAGGTGATGCCACCGTCCTGACCGCGCAGCGCCCAGCCGGTGGTGGTGCCGAGATCCAGGGCGAGCACGGCGTTGTGCGCCAGGCTGATGGCAGGCGGGAGGGCGATGGGCGGGCCGCTTGCATCCGAAGCGGGCATAGCGAGAGTCGCAAGAGCCATGATGGTCTCCGGAAGGGGATGGTCGTGGTGAGGGCGGCGACGGCGCGGTTCTTGGCGGAGCTCGCCGTCGCTGCCCGGCTTTCAGTCGGCCGCTGCCTGGGGGGTCCGGTGGCAGGCGGACGCTGCCCACACCCTCTCGCGGAGGCTGACCTGAGGCGCTGTCCCATCCGGTGGCCCGACCTGGTCCAACGGAGGGAGGGCGCCACGGGGTAAATTGTGCGCCTAATCAGAGCCTTAGGTGCGCGCGTCCCAACGTCCCAACCGGCGGCGACTTCCCCTAAACCTATAAGGGAAATGTATGTCCGGCCCGACCCAGACCTTCCGCATCTAGGTTTCAGACCCGTTGGGACGGTTGGGACGTTGGGACCGGAAGCCGCAACCATCTGTTTTCGCGTCGACATTTCCTGTCCCAACCTCGGAGAGGGGGTTGGGACCGCGGAGCGAGGTTGGGACAGCAGCGGCACGGCCTGCATCACGAGCTGCCCTCCGGGCGCGGCGCCCGGTATCGCCACTCCCGCGCATCTCGGCCCGAGGCACCCGATTTGTAGCGCTCCCACTTCCTCGCCTTCAGGAAGCTGGAGACACGCATCTGATCTGCCCGGGTCCATTTCGCCGGCTCGATGCTGAGCGCCTGCTCCAGCACCTCGCCGACGGAGACGTCGGTCAAAGGCTTCGGGCGAGGCACGTGGCGGTCCTGCCAGTCGTCATAGTTGCCGAAGCCGACGTTCACGCTGCGCCGTTCGGAGACGAGCCATCGCTCGATCAGCGCGTCCCAAGCATCCGGCTCATAGCGGGCCTCCTGTTCGGCTGCGGCGGAGGCGATGAGGTCACGATCCTCTAACCACCACGGCGCGCCCGCGTTGAAACGCGCAACGGCCTCCGCCCAGAGCTGGTCGCGGTCGCGGCGCAGCCCGTCGAGGTCGATCTCCCCGCAGCGCAGCGGCCAGAAGCGACGATTGCCGGTTTCGTCGCGCAGATAGGTGTCGGGATTGACGCTGCCGGCGAAAACGCATTGCCGTGGCACGGTGACGACATAGCGCTCATAGGGCGGCCGATACCGGTCGGAGGTGCGCGTCAGGAAGGCCTTGATCCGCGATACCTCCGCTCTGCCGATGGCGTCGAGCTCGGCCATTTCGATGATCCACACGCCACGCATCTGCTGCGCGGCATCCTTCGAGCCGATCTCCGCCAGTTCGTCGGTGAACCAAGCATCGGAGGCGAGCACCTTCAGTGCCGTCGATTTCCGGATGCCCTGCGGGCCTTCCAGGATCAGCATGTGATCGGCCTTGCAGCCGGGGCGCATGATCCGCGCGACTGCGGAGATCATCCACAGTGACGCCATGGCCCGGTTCAGCGGCGTGTCGGCCGTTCCGAGATGGCTGACGGCCCATGCGTCGAGGCGCGGTGTCCCATCCCACGTCAGCGCGCGAAGGTAGTCCTGTACCGGGTGGATGCGGATGTTGCGGGCGACGGCCACGACGCTGCGGCCCACCACGACGGGTGGGACGTTGATCTCGTGCCGCTGGAGCCATTCGGCGCAGCGGACATCGTCGGACTCGCCCCAGGCGCGCGGGAGGGTGCTGCCGACGGGTTCCCAAGGCAGGGGGCGGGTGACCAGGATCTCCTGCGCGAACTCGTCGAACACGAGCGCGCCGGCGAAGGCCGCGTCGAGCGACAGTGCTGTGATCACATTCGCCTCGTTCCGCTCCGGCGTGCCGCTCGGCTCAAGGCGCAGCAGAGCAGCCCAGCGCGGGCGGATCGGTGCCTGGTTCACGTCGCCCGTGGTGTTGAAGCGGCGCCGCAACTCGCCGAGCTGCTTCTCCAGGATGGAGACGGCGATGCCCGTCGCGGATTTGATGGCGCCCAGAACCTGGCGCTCCGGCAGCGGCTCGAGACGGAGCATGACGAGGCGCCCCAGCAGCTGGGACAGCGGTGCCATGTCGGGCGGGTTGGTGAGCGCGGCCGCTTCCGCAAGCAGCTCCTCCGCGGTGGTGGGCGGCGGGGCATGTTCACCGACCAGTGTCGGCGCGGCATAATCCTTGGCCGCAGCGCCCTGGCGCAGGTCGTCGTTGAAGTCGTCGCCGTGCAGCGGCGCGATGATCCTGGAGGGGATGTTGGCGAGGTTCAGCTGATCCGCGAGCGTGGCCGCGGCCTGCATTCCGGGCAGGCCGGCATCGGCGAAGATGGTGACGTGGGTGGTGCCGTCTGGCCACCGCCATCGCCGCAGCCCATCCGCGGAGAGCGCCGCCATGGTTGGCACGCCGAAGATGACCTGAGCCGAGAGTGCGGTTTCGATACCCTCGGCGACGCCGATCCGGCCGTCATGGGGGAACGGCGCCAGGCGAACCGCACCGCCGGCGATGGGCCCGAGCATCTTCTTCCCCGGCGGCGCCTTCGCAGAGCCGTCGTCCAGCAAATAGGTGCGATGGATGCCGCCGGTGGGCTCGCCGGCACCATCGCGGGCGACCGCCACCAAGCCAGCCCAGCCGCGCTTCGTGTCGAAGTCAGGGAGGTCAGAGTGGAACAGCAGGTCGGGGCTGTCCGGCACCTCCAGGCCGCGGCTGCGCAGATAGGTCTCGGCCACCGTGCCCGCGAGCGGCTGACAGCCTTCCAGCAGCCGCGCCACCTCTCGGCTATGGTCCGGCCTCGGCTCCTGCGGCCGCGGGCTGGGCGGCGGCTGCTCCATATGGGCCAGCCGCGCGGCCTCCGCGAAGAGCCGCGCCTCTGTCAGCCCGGTCGCGTGATAGACCATGTCGATCGGCCCGGCGCTTTCACCGGTGGCATGGTCGAAGCCCCAGCCCGCAAAGCGCCCCTCGAGGTGCAGGATGCAGGATCCCTCGCCACGGGGGCGGCGGCCCGAGAGATCAGCGCAGCGCAGCGTTTTGCGGTCCGGCGAGCGGACCGCCTGCGGGAACAGGGCCGGCAGCCAGTCACGCGCCGTGTCTGCCAGCCTGCGGCGCACCTCGGTCAGGTCGTGCCGAACCGGCAGCACGGGGCCGGCGTCGTTGAGGTCGATGCAGGATGATACGGTGACGGCGGGATGCGGCTCGGCGTTCATGCCAGGATCACCAGCCCCTGCTCGGCGCGGGTGATGGTGGTGTAGAGCCAGCGGCGGCGATCCAATTCCGTGCGGCCGAGACCATCGTCCCACACCACCACGTTCTCCCACTGCGATCCCTGGCTCTTGTGACCGGTGATGGCCCAGCCGAAGGTCGCCTCGGTCAGCGCACGCTTGGTCTTCCAGTCGCGGTCGTGGCGCTGCTTGTCGAAGGCGATGTGATCCTCGAAGTGCCCCTTGTAGATGCGGAGCCGGCCGCGGTTCCCGTCCTGCTGTGGTGGGCCGATGCGATTGCCGTCCTCATCGGTCACCACGGCGGAGAAGTAGTGCGTCCCCTCGTCGACGACCGCGTCGAGCGAGAGGAACATGCCGTTGATCAGCCCAAGATCGTTCTGGTTCTTCAGGCAGACGATTTTCTCGGCGGGGCCGGTCGGCAGCCAGCCTGGCCCGAAGCCTGCGGCCTGCCGCATGGCATTGTTCAGCTGCAGCCGGGTGGCGTTCATGCCGCAGATGACCTGGCCACCGCGGAGCGCCTGTTCCGGCGTCACGTCGGATTTGCGCATCTTCCAGACGTGGGTGTCGTATTGCCCGAAGCCGATCGCCACGCCCTCGCGGGCCATAGTGGCGAGGCGGATGATGGCGCTCTCGGCGGCCTGACGGTGGATCTCGGTGAGCATGATGTCCGGCGTATCCTTCGTGAAGGCGCCTTCGCCCTGGATGGGTGGCAGCTGGCCGGGATCGCCGAGGACCAGGATGGGCTTGCCGAAGCTCATCAGGTCGCGCGCCATGTCCTCGCCGACCATCGACACCTCATCGAGCACGATGAGCCTCGCATGCGCCGCGTCGCTCTTCGGATTCAGCGCGAAGCGTGGCCGCTTCATCTCGGAGACGGCCTGGCGCATGGCCTCGATGGTCGCCTCGGAGGTGGTCCGGTCGAAGCCGGAAAGCTGCCGGGCGCTGGCCATCGCGTCGGCAATCTTCTTCTCAGCGGCCTCGACTTCCTCCTCGGTCGCTTCGATGACGCTGTAGATCAGGCTGTGGATGGTGCGAGCCGGTGTGCCTTTCCGGCGCAGGACCAGCGCGGCCTTGCCCGTGAAGGTGGCGGTGACGACGCCGGGGACGCAGCCCTCGCCATCACCGTCCGCGTGATGCGGCTCGAGGCCGAGCTCGTCCAGCGCGAACTTCAGGACTGTCGATTTGCCGGTGCCGGCGAAGCCGAACAGTCGGAAGACTTGTTGCCTTTCGGTGCCGTGCTGGAACCACTGCCGGATCGCGGCGATGGCGCGGTGTTGGGTGTCCGATGGGGTGATGTCGTTCATGCCGGCACCTCCCAGCAGCGTGCCGCGTAGGGGCAGAAGCGGCAGAGATAGAAATCGACGTGGGCTGCGATCCGTGGCGGCAGTTCGCCGGCGTCAGCAGCGCGAAGTATGTCGACGGCGCGGTCCGAGAGGCGCTGCGCCTCGTCGGGTTCAAAGGGCACGACCTCATGGTGCAAGGCCAGCGTGTCGCGGTTCAGCGCGGTGAGTAGTGCAACCTCGAGCTCGAGATAGGCCATGTAGAGCTGCACCTGGGCGAAGTAGATCGGCTTGGACTGCCGTAGCCCGTGCTTGACGAGGTCGGTCCACGACTTCTGGCCGAGCGCCTTGTGTTCCCAGAGCGAGGGCCAGCGGATGCCGACATCGGGACCGGAGACGATGACGCCATCGGCATGGCCACGCAGCTTTCCGCCGGCAGCGGCAAACCCGAATTGCTCGCCGTCGGCGCCGCGATCGCGCAGGTCGAAGCCCGCCTGGCGGAGCCAGCGGATGGACAGCGTCTCGAACTGGTGTCCGGCGTCGAAGATGCGCAGGATGCTGCCGTCGAAGTCGCGGCCGGCGTCCTTCGGCGTGTGGGCCACCTCGTAGACCAGCTTTCGGGCGCAGGCCTCGCCGATGCGGCTGCCGCCGAGATAGTCGCGCGGGCGCTGCCGCTGGTTGCGCGCAACCAGCGCCGCATCGACATGCGCGTTGATGCGAGCCGTGGTGTCGGCCACACCGTGCGCGGCGCGTCCATAGACCAGGCCGGATTGATGATTGAGATCGAGGAGCATGGGTCCCCTACAATGGAATCGGGTCGTCGAACGGATCCCGCTCGGTCGCCTGCCGCTGCATGGATGCCTGGAAGCCGTCGACGCAGGCCTCGATGATGCGGTCGATCTCGGCCGCGCTGCGGTCATGGAACGGCGCCATCAGGTTCAGCTCCACCAGCACTTCGGCGAGTGGACGACGCGCGTCCTTCACCGCGCGCTCCTCCATCTGGGTTTTGTCGATCACGCCGTTGGACCGCCGGCCCAACGCGCCACCCGCCTCGCAGCACCGCATCGAGCAAAACCGGTGATGCGGGAATTCACCCCAACGAAGCTGATGGACGTAGCCGAAGCCCTTCGCTTCCCGGCCGCAGAGCGCGCAGGTGAGGCGACGCACCTGATCCTCGGGCGAGCAGCCGCGCGGCGGTGGCAGGGATTGGGCCGCAGCACGCGGCTGCGTCGGCCGCGTCCAGCGGCGACGAACCATCGGTGCATCACCCGTTCAGCCAGGCCGGACCGCCGGCCGCCGGCGCCGGGGCGGGCGGGGGCTGCGGCGCGGCGGGGGTGGGGCTGGTGCCGGCCGGCCGTTCCCACATGCGGGGCGCCGAAGCCGCGGGTGCGGTGGCAGCCTGGCCCGACCAGGCCGGCGGTGAAGCGGCTGCGGTCGGCGGACGCGCCGGACGGTTGCTGGGCGCGGCTGCGACGGCTTCGCCGGCCATGACCTTGGCGTATTCCGGCTCACCCGGCAGCACGACCCGGTCCAGCCGGTTGCTGTCGGAGTAACGCGGGTCAGTCGCGGGTTCGACGCGCACCTTGGCCGCGAAGGTGATCCCGTGCAGGTCGGACAGGCCACGCAGCATGCGCTTGGCCTTCGCCGCCTCGCTCATATCCTGGGCGTCCAGGCCGAGCGCACTGTCGATCATGGCCCGGAAGACCCCCTTCGAGATCTTCCAGCCGATCGACACGCCCTGCTCGTCGACCTTCCCGCCGACGACGGTGAAGGTCTGCCAGAACTTGCGACGGATGTGCGGGCCCGCCGTGACGGTGAACTCGCAATCCAGCATCTTCACGTCGCTGCCCTGCGTCTTGGTCGCCTTGAGCAGGCCGCGATCCGCCTCGCCCTGGCCATCCAGCCCGCCCTTTCGGAGGTGCATGACGACCTTCACGAAGCTGCCGTCCGGGATGAGATCGGAGCCACGCGGCAGTTCGGCATCGTTCATGTCATAGGTCATGGCATCACCCCCTTGGCGGCGTTGGTGTTGGTGCTGGTGGCGTTGATCTTGCGAAGCAGAGCGGCGAGGTCCGCGGGCTCGGTCTCGTCGAGACGGCCCGAGCGATCCTTCGCGGGCAGAGCGAAGCAGTTGCCGGCGCGGCAGACGAGGCGGCGCTCGGTTCCGCGCTCCGGGTCGTATCGCCAGGCGTCGCCTTCGCGGCTGAACAGCCCCATGGTGACGACCTGATCGACGATGCCCGGCAGTTCGCGCGCGGCCTTGCCGCCTTCCATCTGCGGCTGCCAGGTCACCTTGCCGAACTCGTCGGTCACCTTCTCCAGGATGCCGACCATGATTGTGGTCTTGCCGGGCGCGTGCTGCAGGTGCTTCAGCAAGCTGATGACCTCGCGGGCGAGCAGGCCATAGGCGCCACGGGTGTCCGGCTTCCCGGTCTTTTCCGAGAAGGCCTCGGGCCGCGTCTTCGCCCAGGCCATCGCCTGCCGCGTGAGGTCAGTGATACTGTCCAGGAACACGATGGATTTGCTGGTGATCAGCCGCACGAGATCGGGATGCGCCGCAGTCAGGTGCTGGTGGTGTGCCTCCGAGAAGAACCCGTTCGGATCTGCGGCTGGGTTCACCCCACCGATCAGGCAGGCGATGTCGATGGCGTCATCGAAGCAGCGGATTGGGATGCTGTCGCCGCGCCAGTCCTGCACTGACTTGAGGCCCGCCTCGAGATCGATGCAGAGGGTCTCCCCCGCCGGCAGCGTCTTGAGCTGCGTGGTCTTGCCCACGCCGCTGGGACCGAACAGCGCCATGGTGGTCTTGTTGGCCGCGCGCGAGAGGCGCTCATCGGCCGTGACGATGCGCAGCGCCATTAGCGGCCTCCCCGCAGCGGGATGATGCCGGCGCCATGCGGGCTGTCGCGCAGCGCCGTCTCGGACAGGATGGCCAGGCGATAGGTGGCGCGGCCCGTTCGCACCGTGCGGGCCGGCTCGAAGGCCTGGCGGATGCGATCGGGCCAGGCGGTGTAGGCCCGTTCCGACACCTTGAAGGTGACCTCGACGTACTGCGTGGGATCCTCGCCGCCGGCGCGGATCTGCTCGGAGAGGGACGCGAGACGCGCCTGGTCCCATTCCACCCGCTTCGGCAGATCGACCGCGATCTCCACGACACCGTCCTGGAAGCGAACGGTGCCGGTGTCCTTGCCAGCGGCGGCATGGGCGCCGATAGCGCGCTGCTCGTAGCGGAGCGCGATCGCGGCCTCGATCCAGTCCTGCATGCGTTTGGCGGCGTCCAGCGCCTCGCGCGCATCGGTCTGCAGCAGCGCCAGATGCTCGGCGGGGAGCGCGATGGCGTCGCTCACCGGCATGTGGCGTAGCGCGTCGAGGGTCGGGCGGTTGGTGCGGAGCGCGTCCATCATGCGGCCTCCGCGAGCAGCATCGGCAGGATGGCGGAGGAGGCGCGGCGCGGGCGACGGCGGGCGACGAGGATGTAGGCGTAGTCCTCGTAGCCGTGGCGGCGCTGCACCAGGTGCGCGAGGCCCGCCTCCGCGAGCTTCCAGGCGCGGGCGGCGACGCGCGCCAGCGCGACGCGTTCCTCCGCCGGCAGGCAGGCCAGCTGCGGGCAGACCTGCCGGGCGAGCGCGCCGCGGTGATAGGTAAGGGTGTCGCCGGGCGCCGCGGCGCCCAGCCAGGCGCAGAGGGCCGCCTCAGTCAGCGACGCCTCCGCTGCGCGGATGTCGGGGATGGGTGTGTCCATGACCACCATTACTCAGCCACCTCCGAATCCGTATCAGGCGGCCGAGGGGATGCCGGCGGCGAGCAGCCGCAGGCGCATCTCCCGGATGCGGCGATAGATGCGCATGCGCGGCATCGTCTTCTGCTCGCCGAACTCGTGCGGCGTGTGCTCGCTGAGCGCGGCGCAGAGCGGGTAATCCTGGGCGGCGATCGCGCCGGCCGCGCGCTCCAGGTCGAGGCGGCGTTCCAGTGCGGCGATGGCGTCAGTGGATTGGCCGCACCACGCGCCGTAGCCGTCGACTTCACCGATGGTGTCGGCGAGCGTCAGCCCGTCAGTATTCGGTAGTGTGTCGTCGAGGGAGCGGGGATGGCGGGCGGCGCGCTCGCGCTGCACGCGGCGCGCGATCCGCGCCCCGGCGTGCCGGAAGCAGACCATCGCGAAGGCCTCGATCTCCGCCCTGGCGGAGTCGAAGGCGGGCAGGCGCGCGAGGAAGTCGACTAGCAAATCCTGGCGCAGATCCTCGCGCTCGTGAGCCGGAAGACCCAGGCTACGGCAGAGGCGCCGCGCCTCCTGCGTGGCCAGGCGGTAGGACGGGGTGAGGTCGGGGAGGCAGGGCGAGGCGCGCATCGTCGGGTCGGCTCCATCGGGTGGCGATGGGACGACCTTGCCGAGGCGGGCGGCACACGGGTGTGGGCGTGGCGTGTGTCTGGCGTGTGCCCGCGGGGGGGCCAGCTACGCCGGGATCAGGGCGATCTCCTCGGGCCTGAGGGCGAGGGCGTAGCCCCGCCCGTCGCGCGTCTGGACGAGCTGCCCAGGGAAGCGTGCCCGCTTCAGGAGATCGTCGAGGCTGTTCTGGAGATCCCGCTTGAGGCTCCGGACCGTGGCGGCGGTCGCGGTCGTGCCGTGGTACATCGCCTCGAGCACGTCGCGTGAGGACACGAGGGGCCTGCCGCGCCGGGCGCGGTCGCAGACGAGCCAGAGCAGCTCGAACTCCCGCGCCGGGAGCTCGATCGAATGGCCATCGAGCGCGACGCTGCTCGTGGCCATCGAGAGCGTGAGCCGAGGCTCGCTCCTCGGCGCGGCGAGCAGCGCGTCGATGTTCACCACAACCGGCCGCCGCGGCTCGCTCGGGAGGAAGGCCTCGGCCGGCAGCACGACGTCCACGCCGCGCTCCTCCAGGGCGGCGCGCGCCACCGGCGCCTGGACGGGGGCCACGAGGCTGATGCGTCGGCCGCGTGCCAAGGCGCGGACCTGGTCGAGCGCGCCGGGGCGTCCGATGGCGGCTGGCATCGCGGCGAGCACAAGGAGGCGTCCGCCCGGCAGTTCGCCGACACAGAAGATCCCGGGCTGGACCTCCACGGCAGAGCCGCTCATGCCGAGCGCGGCGGCGGTCTCCTCGGCCAGCCGTGGCACCGAGACGCGGAGAAGCTGCAGCTCCGCCGGATCCAGGACCTCGCCGCCGTCGTGGGCGACGGCGCAGATCGCCCGGGGCACACCGTCCGTCCAGCGGACGCGCCGCGCCTCCGCGCCGCAGCAGCAGTCGGCACACGGATCCCATGTGTCGAGCTGGCGTTCGTGGATCACGACGCCGAGCTCGATCAGGCGGCGGAACGCCGCCGATCCCTCGGGCGACAGATCCGGCGGGCCGAGCAGGAAGACGGGTTCGCCGCCCTCACTCCGCTGCAAGAGCAGGACGGGAAGGCTCTCGCTCACACCGCATCTCGTTCATCGCGAGCAGCTCCATCACCCTCTTCTGGTGCCGCTGCCGAGGAAAGCCCACCGTGTGGTGGGGCTTGATCTTTACGGTGATCACCGGCGGCCGCGGACCCTCGGCCACGAGGGTGATCTTGATGACGATGTGCGCGAGCCGCCACGCGCCTGACTGGTAGCTGATCTCGGGGCGGCTCTCGTGCAGGACCTGCAAGGCGTTGCCGTCCGCCTCCCGCGCGATCAGCGAGCGCACGACCTTCTCGCGGCCGCTCCTCCCGACGGCCACCTTGTTCGCCTGGGCTTCGTAGATCTGGATCGAGGCGATGCCCGGGTCGTGGCCGTGCCGGAATTGGAAGCCGGAGCCGGCCCTCTCCACCGCGCGCAAGGTGTAGAGCCTCTGCGACGCCGGTGCGCTGAAGAGGCCCGGGCTGCCGAGCATGATGTCGGCGAAGGCCTTCGCCAGCGCGATCCGGCAGCTCTTGTTGCAGCCCCAGACCTTCAGGCGGCCGTCGATGGCGGAGTAGGCGAGGACCGCGTTGTCGATCTCGCGGAAGCTCCGGATCCGCTTGCGGCTGCCCTCCAGGACCTCGGCGATGGTCAGCACGGCCCCGTGGCGGATGGAGACGTGCACCTCGTCGCCGTCGAGGTAGGTGACCGCCTCGCAGAACTCCCCGCGCAGATCCGCCTGGAAGATCTCCCTCGCGCGGGCCACGAGCTCCCGCAGCCTGTCGTCGCCGAGGTCGGCCGGGATGCCCTCCTCCGGCGCTGCGAACTCCATCACGGACTGCGGCTGGAGGAAGGCCAGGCCGTTCTCCGCCTCCTCGAAGACGTCCGGATGGTCGACGAAGGCACGGAGGGCGAGGTTGCGCGCGCTGGTCTTGGCCGCCGCCTCGGGCGGCACCAACACCACCCCTTGCCTCCGCGCCTCTGCCAACAGGGCGTCCTGGCCGATCGGCCGCCCGAGGCGCTCGATCCGGTGGAGGTCTGCGGTAAGGCTCTCCGGGCACCGGTCCTTCGGCGTGTGCAGGAGGTAGTGGGAGACGGCCTCGCGGCCCCTGTCGGGCGCGGAGTCCAGCAGGCCGAGGTCCAGGGCGTCGGCGGGCAGGGCGTACCGCTCGAAGAAGCGCTTGAGCAGGTCCTCGTGGACCGTGCGGAGGAACCGGAGGTTGGCGAAACGCTGGTAGTCGTCCTTCATCGGCAGCCCCGCGAGTCGTTCACCCACTGTTCTATCGTGGATTGCCGAGTCGGCGCGAATCCAATCCGAGCTTGCGATGATACGGATCGGCGGGCGGGCGAGTAATGGCTGGGGGTGCCAGACCCCAAGCTCCCCAACCACCACCTTCCGCCGCACCTCCGCGAGGTCTGCGCCATCCTGGCCGCCGGCCTGCTGCGGCTGCGCAGCCGCGCGGCCGAAGATCATGCGCGGGATGCCGAGACAGCTCGGGGGGAGGGAGGCGTTCGCCTACACTCCACCGGCAAGCAGCGCCTGCATGCGAACCCCAACAGGAAGGGACGCGCATGACCAGACGATCCACCGCCGCCCCCGCGCCGGCGCCCACCATCCCGAAGATCCCGCCGACGCAGGTGCTGTCGCGGCTCGCCGCGCTGCAGACGGCGCCCACCGCCATGCTGAAGCAGCAGTGGCGCGAACTGTTCGGCAAGGAGCCGCCGCCGTGGAACCGGGCCTACATTCAGAGCCGGCTGGCGTATCGGATCCAGGAGCTCGCCTATGGCGGGCTGAAGCCCGAGACTGTCGATCGGCTGGTGGCGCTGGGCGAGCAACTGGATGGCGGCAACGTCGTCCTGCGCCGCATTCGGGCAGACAGCCGCCCACTGGCCGGCACGCGCCTCATCCGGGAATGGCAGGGCGTGCAGCACGTGGTCACGGTGCGCGTCAACGACTTCGAATTTGAGGGGCGGCCCTACCAGTCCCTGTCCGCCATCGCTCGCCACATTACCGGCACCCGCTGGAACGGCTGGACGTTCTTCGGGCTGCGCGCGCGGGGTGAGACATGACCCGCCGCGCCCGCATCGAGGCCGCCATGCCGGCCACCACGAAGAAGCTCCGCTGCGCGGTCTACACGCGGAAATCCACGGACGAGGGGCTGGAGAAGGAATTCAACACCCTCGACGCGCAGCGCGATGCTTGTGAGGCATACATCACCAGCCAGCGCGCCGAGGGCTGGGTGCTGGTCCGCGACCGCTACGACGATGGCGGCTTCTCGGGCGGCACGCTGGAGCGGCCAGCGCTGCAACGCCTGCTGCGCGACATCCAAGCTGACCTGGTCGACGTCATCGTGGTCTACAAGATTGATCGCCTGTCCCGCTCGCTGATGGATTTCGCCAAGCTGGTGGAGGTGATGGACACGCATGGCGTGACCTTCGTTTCGGTGACCCAGAGCTTCAACACGACCACCAGCATGGGACGGCTCACGCTGAACATCCTGCTCAGCTTTGCCCAGTTCGAGCGAGAGGTCATTGGTGAGCGCATCCGCGACAAATTCGCCGCCTCGCGCGCCCGCGGCATGTGGATGGGTGGCAAGGTGCCGCTCGGCTACGATGTCGTCGCCAGGAAGCTGGTGGTGAATGAGGACGAGGCCCCTCGGGTGCGCAGAGTCTTCGAGATCTTCGCCGAGACGGGCTCGGGCATCGAGACGGTGTCCCGCCTCCGAGCGGAGGGCGCCACCAGCAAGGCCGGGCGACCGCTCGACAAGGGCGATGTCTACAAGCTGCTCAACAACCGGACCTATGTCGGTGAGGCCGCGCACAAGGGACAGGTCTATCCCGGCGAGCACCAGGGCATCGTGCCGCGGGAGCTGTGGGACCGGGCGCACGCGGTGCTGCGGGTCAGCCCGCGGGCTCGCGCCAACCAAAACCGCGCGCAGACGCCGGCGCTGCTGAAGGGGCTGATCTTCGGCGTGGATGGCCGGGCACTGTCGCCGACCCACGCCCGGAAGAACGGCCGCCTCTACCGATACTACGTGGCGCAGCGCGTGCTGAAGGGGGATGCCGCCGGCGACGACGGCATCGTGCGGCGGGTGTCGGCTGCGGAGATCGAGGCCGCGGTGGTGGACCAGGTACGGGCGCTGCTGCGCCAGCCGGAGATCGTGGTCGGCACCTGGCGCGCGGCGCGCAGGGAGGCGCCGGACCTGACAGAAGCCGAGACGCACGATGCGTTGCATCGGCTCGACCCGCTGTGGGCGCAGCTGTTCCCCGCCGAGCAGGCCCGGATCGTGCGGTCACTGGTGGAGCGGGTGGTGGTCGGCCCGGCCGGTGCCGATATTCGGCTGCGGCTGGACGGGCTTGGCGGCCTGGTCCGCGACCTCGGCGCCATCGCTCCCGATGCGCTGAGGTCGGCAGCATGACCACGGCGACCAGCATCACGGTCCGGGTGCCATTGGCGATTCGCCACCGGCCCGGCAGGAAGACGGTCGTGACACCCGACGCGCAGGTTCCCTCGTCGACCCCAACCCGCGCCGACCCAGCCCTGGTGAAGGCAATCGCCAGGGCGCATCGCTACCAGCGCATGCTCGACCAGGGCCTCCACGGGTCGCTGACCGAGTTGGCGGCGGCCGAGAAGATGGATCGGTCCTTCCTGGGGAAGCTCCTCAGCCTGACACTGCTGGCACCGGACCTGGTCGAGTCGATCCTGGAGGGCCGGTGTGGCGTTGGCCTGCCCACCCTGCTCCGGCCCTTTCCGGCAGCCTGGCACGAACAGGCCAGCGCTCTGGCCGCAAAACAGCCACCACCTTCATTGCCGGAGACCAAGGCAAGAGGTTAAGGTGTAGTATCGGCTGCGGCGCCCTCTGGGACTAGCGGCGAGAGGGGGAATTCTTGAGCGGCTTGAATATCTCAAACTTTATCTGGGGGATCGCCGACGACGTTCTCCGGGACGTTTATGTCCGCGGAAAGTACCGTGACGTCATTCTGCCGATGACGGTCATTCGTCGTCTTGACGCGATACTTGAACCAAAAAAGGAAGCTGTTCTCGCCCGCAAGGCGTTTCTTGACGAGAACGGAGTCCGGGATCAGGACCAGCCGCTGAAGCAAGTGGCCGGCGAAGCCTTCTACAACATCTCGCCCTTTACGCTGCGCGACCTCACCGCGAAGACGCGCCAGCAGCAGCTGAAGGCCGACTTCACCGCCTACCTCGATGGCTTCTCCCCGAACGTCCAGGACATCCTGACCAAGTTCAAATTTCGCAACCAGATCGACACGCTGGTCGAGGCCGATGCGCTCGGCCCCCTCATCGACAAGTTCCTCCACCCTTCCGTCAATCTGTCCCCCTATCCGGTGAAGGATGAGGACGGCCAGGTGCGCGTGCCTGGTCTCGACAACCACAGCATGGGGACGATCTTCGAGGAGCTGATTCGTCGCTTTAACGAGGACAACAATGAGGAGGCTGGCGAGCACTTCACGCCGCGCGACGTCATCGAGCTGATGGCGAACCTCATCTTCCTCCCCGTCGCGGAGCGCATCGAGTCCGGCACCTATCTCATCTATGACGCCGCCTGCGGAACGGGCGGCATGCTGACGGTCGCGGAAGAGGCGCTGACCAAGCTCGCTGCGGATCATGGCAAGGAGATCAGCACGCATCTCTTCGGCCAGGAGGTGAACGCCGAGACCTACGCCATCAGCAAGGCCGACCTGCTGCTGAAGGGCGAAGGTGCCGAGGCGGAGCGCATCCAGCACGGCTCCACGCTCTCGTCAGATGCGTTCCCCTCGCTCGAATTCGACTTCATGCTGTCCAACCCGCCTTACGGCAAAAGCTGGAAGACCGACCTTGAGCGGATGGGCGGCAAGAAGGATCTGAAGGACCCGCGCTTCGTCATCCAGCATGGCGGCGACGCCGAGTTCAGCCTCGTCACGCGCTCCTCGGACGGGCAGCTCATGTTCCTAGCCAACAAGCTGGCGAAGATGAAGCGCAATACGCCGCTCGGCAGCCGCATCGCTGAGGTGCACAACGGCTCGTCCCTGTTCACGGGCGATGCGGGATCCGGCGAGAGCAACATCCGCCGCTGGGTGATCGAGAATGACTGGCTGGAGGCCATCGTCGCCCTGCCGGAGGGCATCTTCTACAACACGGGCATCGCGACCTACGTCTGGGTGCTGAGCAACCGCAAGGCAGATGAGCGGCGCGGCGTGGTGCAGCTGATCGACGCGACGTCCTGCTCCCGCCCGCTGCGCCGCAACCTCGGCAAGAAGAATTGCGAGATGGGGCCGGACGACATCCGCGAGGTCTCCGACGTCTTTCTCAGCCAGGCCAATCTGCCGGAGCCGGCAGCAGCGGGCGAGATGCGACGCGTGCGCACCAAAGTGCTGCCGAACGCGTCCTTCGGTTATTGGAAGGTGGTTGTGGAGCGTCCGCTCCGGCTGGCCGCGCGGCTTGATGATGCCTCGCTGCGCAGTCTGCGGCGCGCTGCGGTGGCTGCGAAGGACGAGGCGCTTGCCGACCTCGTTGAGGCGGTCGCACCGGCGCTTGGCGCTGGCCCCCACATGGACATCAACGCCGTGCTCGCGACGATCCGCACCGCGGCCGCCGCGAAGGAGGAATCCCTGACTGCCAAACGGGAAAAGCTGCTGCTGGCCGTGCTCGGGCGGCGCGACCCGAAGGCGGCGCCGGTCATTCGCAGGCAGTCGAAGCCCAAGCCCGGCACCCAGCCAGAGCAGGAAGCGCTGCACGGCCGCTACCAGCAGAAGCTGGGTGGCCGCACGGTCGTGGTGGAGTATGAGCCCGACCCCGAACTGCGCGACACGGAGCAGGTGCCCTTCCTGGAGGAGGGCGGCATCGAGGCCTTCATCCGGCGCGAGGTGCTGCCGCACGCGGAGGATGCCTGGGTGGACGAGGACCGGACGGAGATCGGCTACGAGATCTCCTTCACGCGCCACTTCCACCACCCGAAGCCGTTGCGCGACTTGGCTGCGATCGAGCGAGATATCCTGGCGCTGGAGCGGGAAGCCGCGGACCTGCTGCGCCAGGTTGTGAGCGCGGCCTGAGCCATGGGGGCGAGGCTACCACCCTATCCCGAGTATCGTGACAGCGGCCTTGCTTGGCTGCCGCGGGTGCCGAGCCATTGGGATGTTCGGCGCAACGGACGGATCTTCTCGCAGCGCGTCGAGATGGGGCGCGAGGAACTGCCCATTCTGGAGGTGTCGCTGCGGACCGGTGTGCGCGTGCGCAGCTTCGGCGACGGTGGGCGGAAGCAGGTGATGGCCGACCGATCAAAGTACAAGCGCGCGGCCGCGGGCGACGTCGCTTACAACATGATGCGGCTCTGGCAGGGCGCAGTGGGTGTTGCGCCAGAGGACGGGCTGGTAAGCCCCGCCTATGTGGTCGCCGCTCCCTACGATGATGCTGATCCGCGATACTTTACCTACCTGTTTCGCACCACCGATTACATGCGGGAGATCGAGAGCTTCTCACGGGGCATCGTCGCGGATCGCAACCGCCTCTATTGGGCGCAGTTCAAGCAGATGCCATCGCCGTGCCCGCCGTTAGCGGAGCAGCGCCGCATCGCCGATCACCTGGACGCGCATGGCCGACTGACCAACCGGCTGATCCGGAACCGGCGCCGTCTGCTTGCAGTGCTGAAGGAGCGTCGTCAGGGCATCATCAACGACGCGGTGACCCGCGGCGTCGATCCGGCCGCGGCCATGAAGGCGACGCCGGTCGACTCGGTCCCGCTGATCCCGTCGCATTGGCAGTTGAAGCGGCTGAAATACCTCACGCGCTTCTCCAACGGCCTCGCGTTCAAGCCCGCGGATTGGAAGGACGCGGGTACGCCGATCATCCGCATCGAGAACCTCAACGGGAGCGACCAGTTCAACTACACAGATCGGGCAGACCTTCCAGAACGACTGCTGATTCAGCCGGGAGACCTACTGTTCGCTTGGTCAGGCAACCGCGGGACGTCATTCGGTTCCTTTGAATGGGATCGGGCCTTCCCCGCATACCTTAACCAGCACATCTTCAAGCTGGAGAGCTTCTCGCTTCATCGCCGGTTCTTCTTCTACGCCCTACGCGCGGTGACGAAGCGGGTCGAGGATAACGCGCACGGCATCATCGGCCTCGTGCACGTGACAAAGCCCGAACTCGGCGCGATTGAGGTTCCCGTACCCCCGCCCGCCGAGCAAGAGGCGATCGCTGATCACCTTGACCGTGTGCTGGGCGAGATCAATGCCGCATCTGAAAAGCTCGTCAGAGAGATCAAGTTGGTCGAGGAGTACCGGGAGCGCCTGATCGAAGACGCAGTTACCGGGAAGCTCGACGTCCGCGCCGCAGCCTTGGCGATGCTCGCCGACGAGAGCGACGGCGAAGCTCCGACTTTGGAGGATGAGGAGGCAACGACGGCCGAGGATGCCGACGACGAGGACGATGCCGACGTGGCGCTTGCCGAGGTCGATGAATGA